GTTCTTAATGGGGGGGGGTAATGTTAAACCTGTCGCACATTAAACGGCCTAATGACAACCGCTTTTAACCATATATGGGACCCAGATCTGAGGAAAAGATGCTCTGAAAAAAACGGGCGGGGGGCCCTGGCCATTTTCTGAAAGGTTGGGGTTTTAAAGGTTCTAGTAGAGCGCACTAGGGATTGTAAGTGCCGATTTCTAAGGAACGCTATGAGCTGGATACCTGACATGTGGCGGAAGACCGCCAGGCCTGAAATAAACTTTAATATCGGCGGTGAGCCGGAAGAGCCTGAGGACATGAGCCATCAGGACTTTTACACGGCTTGGGGTTACCACCCAGTAACAGCAGCAGAAATGCAAGAACAAATGCTACGCCACATCCAACAAGCTATTCAGCACCAGCGCACACTGAATGCAATAGGCCACACACTGAAACAAATAGACAATTTGCCAGTGGCTACCACAGAAGAGCTGCAGGCCGCCTATCCCCATGCTCGCACCGACAAACTGGGCAGCCGTTGGAGCTCACGCTACACCAGTGAGAGCCAGATCACTAACCCGTAGGGGTTTTACCCCAACAACAGGGAGTGTTGACAGTTCGGCGCAAGGTTCAGGCGAACAGCGCACCCTGTGGAAATTTTTTTCACGGCCCCGTGGGCCTATGGGCTGTAAAAAGCTGCTGTAATTGCACAAGTTATTAGGAGTATAACGCACGACAGGTACCTGATGACAAAGTTTAATAGCAAAACAGCTCTATCCACTGGCAGCAGGTTTAACAGCCGTCTGGCCAGTGACCTGGAGAGTTTTACTCGTAAAGATCTGGACGATAACGTTAACGGCGTTCAGCTGTTGCAGTCTCCCACCGGTCAATTTGGACTGCGTGGTAACCCCTATAATCCCGGTGACCTGATCACTCAGATCCCCAGAATGATTGCCACAGAGCATCAGGACCATCTGCACCAGACCGGTCAGGCTCCAGATGAAGAAGCGGTCAAGTATCTGGGATTTACCGGTGAACGAGACCCCGACACCGGCAAGCATGCTTTTGATGTGAACAAGGGTCTGCTGGTACACCTGCCAGCACTACACGAGTATCTTACCCAGCCTTTCCGCCACCGTGACCGAACCGATGAACACGGTCAATCCATCCCGTTTGGCGCTCAGGACGCCAGTGTAGCACACTGGTTCAGAAACCCACAACTCTGGATTGGCAGGCACCCAGAGCACAATTTTGATATGAGTGCCGGTTCATACCGTCATCCCGGCGACACCAGTGTGGAATCGGCATTCATGAGCCGCCTGCTTGACCCAGAAGAGCACATCTCCATGATGCATCACTACCATATTGATGCCCTGATGAGAGAGATCGCCAGTAGTAATATTACCCCCAGCACCATTGGCAGACGCTACCACTCCGCCAGCAGTGCACTCAGTCACTTCTTTGAGCCCAAGCCGGTGTTCCAAAGTGGACAGCATGTTGGCTGGGAGCCTCACAACGCCAGCAGTGAAGACCCTTTTATGCGTAACAGTGTTCCGCTGCACTATGCAGTAGAAAGAACCCTGGCAAATATCTATGAAGCACACGACCCCAGTGTGCACCCTAGCAGAGTTACCAGCAACTTGATGCTGGATGACCGACGAACCAACCCACAGATACACGCCGGGCAGCATGCATGGGACCAACAGTTGTGCAGCTGGGCACCCACTGCAAAGATTGTTGTTGATGCATCACCCATCAACATGATAGCACACCAGGGTGATCCCTATTTTATGGCTCGTGACTACCAGCATGTTATGTCTGCAGCCAACAGTTCCAATGAAAACATCAGAAATCTGGTGAGAAAATACTACGGATCCAACCCAGCGGGCGTTGATGACATTAAATTTGATGATGTAGCCGACAGAAGTCGCCTGGCTATTGGTAAATTTGCCTGGGCTCCCTCTTCAGCTCACCCTCATGGTGCTAATCAGGCGGCAATTGCTGATGCAAAACGGCAGTTTATCATCATGTCTGGCAATAATACCCGTTCAACCAAGCTGTTGTTGCCGTTTGAACAGGATCTTGACAGCAGTACCAGGGAAAGAATCATGCGGATCTGGAAATCCAGTGGTGAAAGACTGGTCAGACCACCAGGAGCAAGGAATGAAGACGTACCTGCAGTCAAGGACTACCCGTTCTAGACTGAGAACTACGGAATAATTCACATTTCGTTAACAAAATGAGCTTGACAGACGAAAAAATCTGCTTATATTATTAAACATTAAGGATAATCATGCAAAACAAGTGTGATTGCAGCTGTAAAACCGATAAAAACTGCAAAAAATCAGAAAAAATTGATGTTATCCCTGGGTTTAAGCAGGATTCTGCCCAAAAACCGGCTGAGACCACTCCTGCTCACGATCAAAAAGAGACTCACAGCTATACAGCTCACTTTCCAGAGCATGAACCACGAGAAGGAGACCCAAACTATGTCGACTTTAATGCTTATCGCAGAAAAACTCATGCGACCGCTCAGTGTGCCGTTGGCCTTCATCATAATGACTTTTCTGAGTGCGCTCTTGACCGGCCACTCGAGCTTCATCACGCTCATATAGAGTTCGCACTCCAGAATGGAGTGGATCTCAAGTGGTTGGAAGCCGATTATCCCGGTGTGAGTGACCCCGATAGCGTTGGCAAGTGGGTAGAGAGTGCCCAAAACCTGGTCTGGCTGTGTTTCTTTCATCACCGTGGACATGGTGGTGTGCATGTTGCCAGTGCCAGCGACTATGAAGCAGAAAAATACGTTAGAAAGTTCATCTCATGAATTGGAATCAGCGTTATGCTGCTACAGCAGAAGACTTGCAAGAAAAGATTCGTGGATTTATGTCAAATAATCCCAACTCTGAACGAGCAGTTAAAAATAATCCTGTTGCCAGAAGATGCAAAAGTTGTGACACTCTTGTAGCAGCTAATGAACTTACCGATTATGGCTGTTTGAACTGTTAGGTTGAATGCGATGAACTGGAATCACAGATACGCCAGCGAAGATGATGATCGTACCACTCGTGGTCATAATTATCATATACAACAGCATGGCCAATCAATTGGTAGAAATGTAGTAGCTCTTCAGAATCTAGAGCCAGGACATCCGCTGCATGACCTAGCATCGCTGGCAGAGCAAGCACATGGACAAGCTATCAATGCTCATGGATTAGCAGTAACTGCTCATGATACAGATAACCCTAGAGCTTTAATATACAGTGCCAGAGCTATAGCACTATCAGAGGCAGCTGACAGATTACAGGACAGCATAGAAATGATGCATCCTGAACACTATATAAAAGTTAGGTAACAATTATGAACTGGAACTCTCGATACGCTGGTGAACGCAGGCGTTGTCAACACTGTGGCAATCTAGAACTGCAGTGCAAGTGCGCTGACCCTACAACCAGAGAGAACGCTGAGGCAGAAGCTGATGTCAAGTCAGCGATCCGCCCCAGCTCAACTCATGAATATATCAATGGCATCAATGGTTTGATAATATGAACTGGAACACACGCTATGCCAGCTCTAATGTGAAAAAGCGTGTGCTTGACCAGCTTACTGATGATTTCCCAAAAGAAGACCTGGACTGGATCAAAAAAGCTGACTGGTCTGGGCCAGTTGAAGTGGATCTTGCAGATATCGATCAGCATAACAGGCATGAATGGGCAGCCAGTCATGAACCTGACCGTGTAAAGGCACGCAAGAAGCGCATCAAGAAGGGGAAGGTAATACCAATAGTATTGGTTAAGACTCCCAAGAATAAAAAGTATATTATTATTGATGGACATCATAGGTTTATAGCTTATGAGCAGCTAGAACGCAAACCCATCTGCTGGATAGGCAAAGTTGATCGAGAAACTGGGCCGTGGGATACTTTTCACAACCAACAAGATAAAAAAGAGGCTGAAGACAGATGACTGACAGGATTCCTGGTAAATTAGGTAAACTGGGTCCGGTTCGCCCGGATGGTCTGCACATGCTGGCCTTCTATCAGACGAATCCTCTCCCTGTTGCTCCTGAAAGTGTTGCTGTACCAAATGTAAGTGACTGGCGCATTCTTGCAAATGACAAATATGGTGACTGCACCTTTGCTGGTATCGTTCATGCCAGGATGGCTAACAGTGCAGTACTGGGTATTACGGAAAACTGGCCAACAGATGATGAAATAGTGCAGGCATACCTTGCTTACACCAATGGTCAGGATTCTGGGGCTGTTGAGGTAGATCTGCTCAAATACTGGCAACAAAATGAGCTTTTTGGTAGTAAATTGGCTGCTTTTGCCCCAACTGACCACGCTGACCTGGATGAACTCAAAAGTGTGATTGCCAGCTATGGTTTTGCATATATTGGCGTTCAACTGCCTGTAACTTATCAGCAACAGTTCATTAACAACCAACCCTGGGCTCTAACCGGCACTCCTGCCGATCAACAGATCGAAGGAGGCCATTGCGTGATCCTTGCTGGCTACGATGCCAACTATGCCTACTGTATTTCTTGGGGTAGGGTGCAACCAATAGCCTGGGACTGGCTAAAAATCTATATGGAAGAGAGCTGGGCTCTTATAACTCCAGAACTTGTAACTGCTGGAAGCTATGGTCAGATGCGTATTGCTGACCTATACACAGATCTGGAGAAACTCTAATGCCAATACCACAGAGAACAGAAGAGTTACTCAAAGAGGCAGGATTCTGGGGAGATGCCTGGAATGCAGTTAGTGGTGTTGGCAAAGGCATTGTCCAGGGCGTTGAAGGTGCTGGCAAGGTCGTAGGTGATCTTGCTACCGGTAATATTGGTGCTGCTGAGAGAGCAGGCAGGTCAACATTTAACTCAGTAGGTAAAGATCTGGGACAAGCTGCTCAAGCTGCTGGTAAAGCCGGTCAAGAAGGCTTGCACGATGTTGGCCAGGCTGCCAAAGCCACTGGCAACTTTGTAAAGAATCACGCCGGTGAAATAGCGCTTGGAGCAGGGCTACTAGCACTAAATGCCATCCCAGGAGTGGGTGAGGTTGCTGACGCTGCCCTCTTGGCTGATACTGCTGCTACAGCGGCAGAAGCTACAACTGTTGGGGCTGAAGCAGCTGCCGCAGGAGCTGAAGGAGCAGCCGCAGGAGCTGAAGGAGCTGCTGGAGCTGCTGAAAGTGCAGCAGGTGCAGGAGAAAGCGTTGGTGGCAAAGCTTTAACCGATGCTGCAACAAAAGGCTTAGAAGATGCTGCAGGAACTCCTCTAAAAAGCTCTTTGGAAAAAGGCTTAGAACGAGCAGGCACAATGACAGAAGATAGTTCTAGTGCTGCTAGTGATACCGCTAGTGCCACTAGTAAGGGTACCAGCCTGATGGATAAAGCAAAAAGCTTTATGAAAGGTGTTGGTAAATCCAGTGAAGAAGCATCAAAACCTGCTACAGGAGACAGTGGGCTCGTAGGCGCAGACGGTAGTCCAATATCATCTACTGCTACTGAAGCTGCTACTGAAGATACCCAAAGCATGCTAAGCAAAGGTTTGGATATGGCTAAGGGTGTAGCAAAAGCCACTGTACCTGCTGCTGCTGCTGGCCAAATGATGCAGCCAGACACTTCGCAGATGCAGACAACATTAGATAATATACAAAATGCTGTAACACCACAACCACAGAGCACAATACCTGTACAACCGTTAAGACAGATTGATCTTAACCCAACAGGACCTGCTCAAGGTATTCCTGGTGTAGCTGCCACACCAACTCAACAGGCTAATCCACTGGTCATCACTGGTAATAAAATAATGGATCTTGTAGAGGAATTTGGACTGTATCCAGAAGATATCAAGCGTAGTTTAACAACATGGGTATAACTAAAAACCATTACGAGTCGCATGAGATACTGATGAGATACGCTACTGAAACAGGAACTGGCAACCATGGAATGGATGCCGATCTGGATGCCACCGAAGAGGATCTGCTTCCAGGCAGTTCACGAGTTCCTGCTAAAACACTGCTAGCTAATATATCTACTCAAGATGGTAATCCCACAGAAGTAACTGCACCAACTGGTATATCAACTATAGATGTTACAAAAGAACCTGGTGTTGTAAATAATGAAGGCCTAAGTAGTGTTAGCCCTGGGTCACTATCTCCAATAATAAATGAAGGAAAAAAAATGAGCTTGTCTGCAAGAATTGCATACGTCATGGAGAACGGTCAACCATTTTGCAACCGTTGTGAAGACTACTACCTGCCAACCAGCATTGGTAAGATAGCCTGCACCCGATGTGGTGACCTTGAGCATGTAGAAGGACCAACAGTGTCAGATGAAGATGCTGGCAAGGATATTATCAAGACCACTCACACAGCTGCGGTAGAATTAAACACAACTGATGATTACATCAATCTTTTCAATACAAAAATAGCTACAGACAGTGATAACTATTACCGTGGGTATAATGATGCCATGAACGGACAAGAACTGGACGAAGACCTGGCACTGCTTAGTGATGATTACTATAACGGTTATGAGCAGTACAAGTTTTATAACAAACCAGCTCAACAGAGCAGCGGACAAAAGTTATATGACATCAAGCCCAACAGCAATCTAATTCCTCGAAACTGGGATAACGTTCTTACTCCAGAGCGTGCCGATGCAGGGCCACTACAACTTACTGATGGTATTGGCAGAGCAGCAGTGGCTGGCAAGTTGCCTTTCCCAGTTGATGTAGTTGAAAAATTCTTTGAGGTATAATAATGAGTAATTGTCCTGTCTGTGATGATGGCAATCTGATTACAAAGATCAGTAGCGCTGGCGAAGAAACTTTCTGTGAAAAGTGTCGTCGTATCATTATTAGTGCTACTCTTGGCTTTAAATTTGCTGCTGGTGGTGATGAAGGCGTAGAAGAGTGCAAGGGTCCAGATACAGACCCACGTCCAGGCTACAAAGGCCCTGGAGCACGTGCTAAGTGTCATCTTTATGACCCAGGTGATGATAAGCAAAAAGATACTGCTTATCAGAGAGCAAAAAATTCTGCCTACAGCTCACAGCACCGCAAGGGAGCATCAAAGATAATCAATGCCACCAGTGGCTTTACTCTGAATGATCCTGGATATAATTTGATTGGTCAGCCCAGAGAAGGCACTGGTTCACCAGCCACACTCCAGAGTGGATCTGGAGGGCCAACGCAGGCAGCAGAGCATGGCTCCATGAACAGAAAAGAAAGCCCTGTTGAAGCTACAGCCCCTGGTGGAGTACAACCCAACAGCAACCAGAATGCTAACTCGCTGGGTAGTGGCACAACAGCTGGCAAGTCAGTACTAGCACTGCTTCAAGAACTTGATCCAAACAGTCGTGAACTCGGTGACTATATGGGTGAACCACTCTGCACTATTTGTGATTCACGGCATCATGGCCCATGTAAAACATCAACCAAACCGTATTAGTAACTAGTAACAGAAAGAATGTACTATGACATACGAGAGCTTTGAATCACAAATAAGAACAGCTGCATCGAACACCTCATGGTTCAATGGCACATCAGAAAGCATCTTTAACAGGCTAGACCTGTTGGAAGAGCTGTTGGGCAAGGCACGCACTGCTGCAAGCAACCCAAATGTTAATGACGGTGACCTAGAACGTTTTGCTAGCACAATCACTGAGTTGGCCACAGAAAAAGAGCAGTTGGAAAAGCTGGCTAGTGAATATGTTGATTTTGATGTTGAAGACTATCTGAACAGCTTGCCAGGTGGGACAGTTGCTAAAGAGTACAGGCTTAGCAGTGCTGGTACATACGACATTGGTGAAGATGATGGTAGTCTGTTGTTCAAAACAGCATCCGCTGTTCAGTCTGAGTACGATGACGCTGACTGGATTAACTTTGTAACAGCTGGTGCTGAGCTATGGACTGAGGATCAGTCGCATCACCTGTTGGACAGCCAGTTAAATACCAGAGAAGCAGCTGTTTTCTATGTAGAAAAGAAAACCCTTCCCATCCTGGATGTAACCAAGCGTGCTGCCATCATTGATAACTTTGTTGACAATGTAGAGATCTGTCGTCGCACAAAAGTAGCTGGGAACAGCTTTCGTTCAGCAAAAACCGCTAGTGCTAGCAAGCTCAAGACAAGTTTTATAGACGATGCCCTTGAAGACTCGTTTGGGGACAGTGTAAACTGGTTCTGATATGTCTGAACTTGAAAAACTAGATGTCTCCAGCCTCAAGCAGTTTAGATTTGTTGGGTCTATCGAGCAAGAGCCAGTAGAGCAGGATGACAACACTGATCTAACCGGTGCTCTACAAAAACTGCTAGCTGATGTAGCTACGTTCTATCATGTTGTGCATGAGGCTCACTGGAACGTAACTGGTAATGATTTTTATCAGTACCACAAATTCTTTGACGAGATCGTTAGTGACGTGTATGATAGCATTGATCCTATTGCGGAAAATATCCGTAAGCTTGGAGCAAAGCCAGCATACAGAATGTCAGAACTGTTCAAGCAAGCAACACTACCAGATAATGATATAAAAACAGATAATGCAGTAGCACTAGCAGCTACTCTGGGTAGTTTGAATAAAAAAATTATTGATATACTTAAATCTACGTTTGATAAAGCTAATAGTGTTAATGAACAAGGCGTAGCTAACTTTATTGCTGAGCGTATTGATTCACACCAAAAGTGGCAGTGGTTCTTAGAGGCGTCAGCGGGATGAAAGCTATGGATTCAACTGCAGCAGGTATTTCTCAGGTTGTTGCGCTACTAACAGCTATAAGAAGCAATCAAGAAGATATTGCTTATGAGATGGTACTTGAATCGGATCCCATTGATCTGTTTAGTGCAATAACAGGGGTTCTGCTTGCAATACTCAACAGACTCTCTGAATCAACAGGAATATCAATAGATTTTTATCTTCAAGAACTTGGCAGATTAGCATTTAAAAATGAATACTGAAGAGCCATTATCATTACCAAATGGTATCAGTATGAATACCACAAAGAACGAAGATATTGTTCTTGATCTTGAAGAAGAAGTAATTAACAGCACCAGTTGCCAAACTTGCAGCATTGCATTTGAAAGCGTTCTTGTAAAGTTCGCTAGTGGTAAAAATGAAGGTGTTATCAGAGTGGTTGGTAACAGTTCATCTGCATGGAAGACATCCATGCCCAAGGATAGAGTGCGATCTGTCAAGCTGCTCAACGAAGCACTGTTGAAAAAGGTTGACACACACAGAAAGATGATGCACAATGATTAAGTACAGCACAGACCCCTCAGCAGGGGCAAAAGCAATCACCAATAGCCCAACATCACCCATTAAGACCAAGGGTGGGCATGTAGAAGCAGAAGACGCCCTGGATCGTGATGCAGAAGATGCGAACGAATAGATAAAGGATAATAGTGGCCGAGGAACAGCCAGTAGTACACATCGTAATCCCTGATACACAGGCTAAAGACGGTGTACCAACAGATCATCTGACCTGGATTGGTCGGTATATCGTTGATGAGTATCACAACAAGAATATCAAGATCATTCACCTTGGTGATCACGCTGACATGCCAAGTCTGTCCATGTATGACAAGGGCAAGAAGAGCATGGAGGGACGTAGAGTAAAAGCTGACATTGAGGCAGCTAATCTGGCCTGGGAGATTTTGAACCAGCCGCTTTACGACTACAACGATAACCGTCGCAGAACCAAGCACTCCATCTGGAACCCTGAGCGACACATTCTGCTGGGTAACCATGAGGACCGAATCAATCGTGCCACAGAGAGTGATGCACAGATTGATGGACTGTTTAGCACAGATGATCTGGACTATGCTCACACCGGCTGGAAGGTTTCACCTTTCAAGGAGATCCTCTGGCTGGATGGTGTAGCATACAGTCACTTCTTCTACAACCCCATGACAGGCATGCCATATGGTGGCAACATTGAGACACGCCTCAAGACTGTAGGCCATACCTTCACTATGGGCCATCAACAGACCCTGATGTACGGCCTAAGGTTCGTTGCTGGCAAGAGTCAGCACGGTCTGGTGGCTGGTGCCTGTTACCTGCACGATGAGGACTACAAGGGGCCACAGGGTAATGCTCACTGGCGTGGTATCATTGTCAAGCATCAGGTGATCGATGGTAGCTATGATCCAATGTTCGTTAGCTTGGACTATCTGTGCAGACGCTATGAGGGAACCAGCCTGGAACGGTTTAAAAAGCTCAAGTATCCACATATGTAGTATATGGATACTGTCAAAAACTCTGGGCGCAAAAACTTCAAGTGTGTTTTTAATGATTACATCACTGATGAAAATCGTGATGCAGTTGTTCAGTCAGTCATTTCACAGTTCCAGGGTTATTTTGCTAACCCAGAAGTAACACTGGTTGATAGAGGTTTTGTTATCTCTCTTGATCTGAGCTCTGATCTTACAGATAGTGCTGTGCGTGACAAGATTCTGTGGAACCGTTTTATTGAGCGTGTGACCACACAGGACAGTATCCGCAAGATACAGATCATCAGACTACCACAAGCTGGGCTGATGGATTTTGGTGGCAGGATTGAAGGCCAGGGCAGCGTTGGTGGATTTGGTCCAGATGTTGATCCAGTAACTGGTGATACCCATGTGGATGAAAAGCTGAACGTACATCAGGAACATCCAGCAAAATATGTTATTGATGGTGGAGCTGATCCAAAGATATTTGGTAATACTGCTGGTGTAAAATACGCTGATCCTACTGACATAATGTCTGAGGATCAGGCTTTTGTAAAAGGTCTGACACCAGAAGGTCTGGATAGCAAAGCAACACAGCTACAGACCGAGCCTGCTGATGCCCTGGAAAGTGGCAAAAGGATTCATGGATTCAGAGTGATCGCATTCGAAAGCGATACTGGTGGCAGTTTCACCATAACCAAACCCAACCAGTATGGTTCTGACATTAATGAAGTTCATACCTTGCAAAGAACCAATCAGGATCTAGCAATGCTTCCACGCGGTAACTTCTATAATACAGATATTAATAATGAGCGCGGCACCAGGACAGGTGTTGAAACAGAGTCTCGTGGGGATGAAGCAACCTCAGCACCATTGTCGTTTGCCGCTAGTGCGAAAGAACATATGCAGCGCCCAGAAGAAGAAGATGTTATCAGTGCTGTTGAATTGCCACAAGCAAGAGGTGGCGGGCAGGCTGTTCCTGACGGTGGTCAGGTAGAGGGCTGGTACGCTAGTAATTTTGGTTTAAACGAAACATATGACTATCTAGGTGATTCAGATGGCGACGATTTTTAAACGATATGAATGTGGCCAAGCACCTAGCAAGTTTGTGCCTGGTGACTTTATCCTGGTATCAACGAATGGTGTTCTGGCCAGGCTCATCAGGTTTGGTCAGTTCATCAGATACCATGGTAAGATGCGCCCGTTCTCTCACTGGAATCACACTGCCATGGTGGTTAGTGAGTCTGGTGATATAGTAGAGGCAGTTGGGCGTGGAGTGATCACCAGTAATATCCACGACTACGATAATGTAGAGTACTATTATGTCAGCACCAAGCTGAACAAGCAGAGCCGTGATCAGGTTGTAGCTGCAGCTAACAGCTTCTTAAAAGACAAGTATTCTTGGATCACCATCTTTAGTATCGCAATAGAACTGCTCACAGGTGTCAAGGTGCAGCTAACACAATCCAACACCATGATCTGTAGCGCAGTAGTAGGACAGAGCCTGTGGGCTGGTGGTATCATCTTTGATACCAGCCCCTATCAGATGATGCCAGCAGACCTGGCATGTGCATTTGACATAAAACTTGAAGAAAGCTTGACTACGCCAAATTCTTGAATTATGATGAAAATCATGAAAAACAAGATAACTGTAGTTATTAGCTATGATGCATTAAACATCCAAAGCGATGAACTGGCCAGTCAAGAGATCAATGAAACCATCAGTGGTCTGATGAACAGCTTGCGCACTCAGGTGAACAATGCTCAAGTAACAGTAAAGTTCCAAAACTTTACATTGAAGTCCCAAAACTAAGGAGATAATATGTCATTGAATGTAAACCGTCTGTTTCAGACCACAACTGTTCGTAATGTTGTTCGCGGAGCAGTTTCCAGCGTTGTAGGTGCACTGGTAGCCTGGGGGACCACCAAGTGGGCCAGCCTGAGCACTGGTAGCCTGTCTTACCTTGTTCCAGTATTCTCGAGCACATACTTTGCTCTGATTCACCTGTTGGAGGGCAAGTACCCACAACTGGGTTGGCTGTTGGGTGTTCTGCCAAACAAGCCAGAGGTTGTAGTGCCAACGCCTGCACCTGCTCCAGAGCCAGCACCAGTCCCTGTTAAGGAGAATGACCCAGTGGCCAAGAAGGCACCTGCTGCAAAAAAGGCACCTGCAGCAAAAAAGGCTGCACCAAAGAAGTAGTAGTTTTTCCCTGGTAGCTCAATTGGCAGAGCAGCTGACTGTTAATCAGCGGGTTCCTGGTTCGAGTCCAGGCTGGGGAGCTTTAGGAAGGATGCCCTGTATCGTAAGAACAGGGAGTCTGTTCGATCAATGCGCTAGGTGACCTCTACGAACAGGGTGCTGACTCCTTCCTATGATTTAAAACATAAGTGCACTACTGGTAACAATTTTGCTATAGATCATGATCATGCCACTGGTAAGATAATAGGCTTGCTTTGCTTGAGCTGTAATGTTAAGATTGGATGGTTAGAAAGAAACAAAACATCTGTAGTGCAATACCTTAAAATACAAAACGAGCGGCGAGACGCAGACGGTTACGCGGAAAAGCTTATATCTTTTTGACTAGTAGGTTCAACTCCTACTCGCCGTACTAAATACGGTACACAGGTTCAATTCCTGTTCTCCGGACCATTTAAAACATCTCTGGTACCACCTAGATAGTGTAGGGTTCCCTACATGTCCAGCGCCCTGGTGGCAGAATACGGAGATAGTTATGACCTCGATGTTTGATTACGATGACTCGGTCAACCTGGCGTACAACGCCAAGCAGGCAGGCAAGAGCCTGGTAGCTGCCAAGCATGAACTGCTTAATCGCACCGGTGAGTTCCTATTCATGGCACACAGCGACCGTGAGTTCGCCCTGCGATGCCAGATGGTTGAACAGGACATCGAAGGCGTTGCTTTCCGTCGTCTGGCCAGCATGAGTGACAGCAAGGCCAAGCTGGTTCACGCTGCGTATGATGAGTGGCAGCTTCGCCACGCCAGCTGCGAGATGTGTAAGGCTGCTAAGTCTGTTCAGTCAGAAACAAAGTGCATGGGCCCTGGCTGTGATAACCCAGTTAAGTCAAGCGAAAAATACTGTGGCCCAACCTGCCAAGACAAGCACAGAACAGAAATAAAGTCTCAAAACGGTACGATGAATTAATTTGCTGTATTGATTGATACCATGGCAAATAAATTTAATAGTGGGATAATCAAAACTTCTGCATTCTGTAGTAAGTGCAACAACTATCATTTGATTCATAATGACTCTTGTGATCAAGGGCAAAAAGCCGTTGTTGAACCTACTATGACTGCTGACGATGCTGGCTATACCCCATCGGAAAAGTTTGATAAAGCTACAGGGCAAGATCTCTCTGTCACTCCACGCTTTAATGACACTACAACTGTAGAGTCTTTCTTGGATGAAGTAGAGCCTTCTCCGCTCATCAAAAACTATATCCTGCAGATTCTCAGCCTTAGTAGCCCAGATGCTAGAGTCAAGAAGAGATCTATTGAACGTTCTAAGTACAGTAGAAAACTGTTCAATGCTGCTAAATCTGAATTCGGTGATATGAATGAAGATGCACAATTCGGGTTCAGAGACAGAGTCCCAGAGCTAGAGGGAGGTTACTTAGAACCTGGTGACCTTGCGGGTGAGGACGAGCGTGCAGCTCTTGAAGAACCAACTAACTTTGACAGTGAAAATATCAATACCATACTAAGAACACATGGTATAGATCAAAACAATCATGTCGTCAGGCTGACTCCAAATGGTCCATGGGAGACTGTTAGCTCTTCTGAACCTGCACCTGGAAGCAGAATAGAATGTCCACATGATGACTGCCGTCATGCTGTAGAAGACGAAACTGCAGCAATGGGTTATAAATATGACTATTCTCAAGACCCAAGGTATGGCCCCAGACGTTGTGGTGCAGACCATAAAGTATGCGCAAGCTGTGAAGATCTTCCAATGATGAAAGGGCAGAAGTGCCCAACCTGTGGCAGAGATGGAGACCTTACTGCACAGCAAGCGGCTCTAGAAACAAAGGTTTATGACCCACGTTCTAACCTGATCAATGAAATAGCAGCACAGATTAACGCCGGTCCACAATATGAAAATATTGTTGGTGATGCTCAGCCAATGGTTAACAGTTGGGGCAATGATGGTACAAGCATCACCAATAGTAGATTCATGAGTGCTATTGATAACCTGCCCAAGCGTCATGAACTAGGTGCAGCAGAATTTGACGACCCAGAGACTCTTGACCCTGACAGCATCACAGATACGCCAGATCAATCTAAGCCTGATCCTGATGAAGATAAAACTGAAACTGATCTGCCAAAATCCCCACCTGTAGAAAGAATATCTGCACCAGCGACATATCATCACAAGTGCCAATACAAGTGTAACAATGGATCTCTCATAGGTGCAAGAAGCCAAAGTGGTGCAGACCTACGTCAAAAGATACAGACCAGTGCTCCATATCTAAAAGCTATATCTGATGCTAGAAATCGCATAGATACACTGGTAAAATTGAAAAAGATATTTGATTACGATACAGAGACAGCATTACAACCAGCTCTTGAGCAGATCAATCGAGAGTTCCTTAAATGCCCAGACGCACAAGAAGGTCAGGTCTAATAAGTGCCGTTACAAGAAAATTCAGGATCAGGTAGAGGTATCAGCAGTGAAGGCCTTCACTGCTTTGGCAACCGCTTGCTAGAGTTTATGAATAACAAGCCAGAACGATTTGAACAGATCATGGGGCCTAACCACAATGAAGATCTGTTGCCTTGCTACTCTAACCTTGGGCCTAACTCAGAAATTGTTGACGAAGATGGCAACTTTATGGATGGTACCAATCAGATCACTCCTGAGAACATAGTCCCAGAAAAAGATCTGAACCTTGGTGCGCACGAAGAAAACTTTGGTGGTGGTGGCGGTGCAGGTATTGTCAATAAAAAGATCAAGAGTGTTTTTGATAAAAGCAGAATGGTTATAAGCAATATAAGCAGTGGTCCGGTTTCATGCAACTGCGAGCATCACCGAGCAGAATACATTAGAAACCATAGATTGTTTCATCTTCTTTGCGATGGTATTATACCTTATGATCAAGAAGAGAAAAGATCACAATATGAGTTTACAAAAGACTTCATTGGCAAAGTAATGAAAACACGTAAAAACTTCTTGAAGAAAAAGAACACACCTGTTGCTGGCCCAGAACAAGTATTTCCATCCGCTGATGTTGTTCAAGCAGTAGATCTAGAGCAGTTTAATCCTGGCATGATTCGCTTGCAAGGAACAGATCCTGACTATTGGCAAGGTTTGTAATGTTTACTTTTAATAGCAGAAAATCACGCACTAGAGTATCTAGTGTTATTAAGTCAGCTTCAAATGGTTTTGCTACCAACCCAGCCTTTGAAGAAGATCTGGCTGCTGCATCGCAACAGGCCAAGCAGATAGTTGAGAATGCAACCCAAGTAACACAACAGCGCTCTGACATCAAACACCGTCCATCAATTGTGGGTTTTTACGTTCTTGATGACCATGTGCCACACACCGATGAATACCCTGGGCTTGCGAAAGGGCATATACACCTGGTCCCTAGTGATGCTGATGGTGATGGTGTTGAAGACCGAGATGAAATCGGCAGACAAGAGCTAAAAACATACATGCGTGTTATGGAAGGCAAAGTTGCCAGTGGTGAGTACACCAAGGAACACTGGCCAATGGCCAAGTTCAGTGACAAGCCCAGAGTCACTCGATGGATGCGTAAGTCTGGAATGACTCACATACCCATCTACTTGAGCAAAGACATAGCATCTCGTATCAATCAAAACCGTACTTCATTCACTCTATATACTAATTATAAAGAGATGCGTAGTGCTCTGGCCAAGGCAGCAGAAGCTGGTTATGTTTTCCCATCTGCTACAAGTGACATCAACGATCCAAAGATGAGGATCCTAACGCGCCAGAATGGTCTGCAAGAAGCCATTGATGGTTTCTATACCAATGAAACTCCTACGCTAGACTCTGACCTTGGAGCTGAATACTGTGCTGGCTGTGGTAACAAGCGTGACAAGCACCGTGATGGTTCGGCTAACCACGAGTTCATTCCTGGAGTTATTCCAGGTACAGGTGGTAGTTTCATAGACGGAAACACTGAGCGGAGCAGGCTGTCACCACTGCGACAGTTCCCTGAGCCTACTGATATTTCTGCTCTTTCTTACCGTCAAAAGACTGGTAGAGATTACAGCACAGATTGGCAGTATGACCAGGATAACTCTGTTGGTATAGTTAATATCAGTGATCAACCACAGTTTCATGAGCGTTATTATAACCACAAAACTCTGACCCTTCGTGGTGGAGAACAAGACATTAAAGTAAAAGCTCGCCCTGCTCACATGAATAAAAAATGTGGTACCTGCAGAGGTTCAGCAAAAATTAACAGTGCACGTGAAGGTATTGCCATTAATGATCAAGCAGTTCCAGGCTTTGTAACAGCCAAGATGGTTACTGATCCTGTTACTGGTGAGCTGACGCTAGAGGCAAACCAGAATTCTGATGAAGCTGGATGGGCTATACGAGGGACACAGGATAATGTATGCCCTGATTGTGACCCCAGAAGATTCAAACCTTCAGAGCTAGCAGAGATGGGTGGTGACACTCTTAGCACAGAGCAAGTGTTCAAAATGATGGCAGAAAAGCCTGGTTACTTGTTCACTCCTGCAAAGCCAGCAGGCGTTAATCCCGAGAACAGAATGGCGTACCAGACTGTACAACATATTCCTGGTAACCCTGTAACAGTGCACACGGTAGAACCAACTAATGCCATTGCACGACAGATGCCTGATCCATCGTGCTCCAATTGCCATGGTAGCACTGCTCACCAACAAGATGGCAAGCCTTGCGGTTGCACTGTTGCCAACCCCAGCAACAGTATAGATCTTGATAATCCAGTTCCTATTCCTGGCATGCCACTCGCTCTTACCGAAGATGGAAACATGCGTGTACCGGTTCCATTGATGGAAAAAATAATCAATGAGAGCCATGCAAAAGTTCACCGTCAGGTTTTTGGCGAAGGTTCAGATCCACGAACAACGGAAAAATTTAAGATCACCAGAATAGGTCGTGTAACAGGTATACCAGATGTTGAAAACGAAAAAATAATCACTGATGATGAATACAGAAAAGGTTCTTTCCTGTTGAGGCCATTCAGAGATACTGCCGGTAAAAAGCGTGGTATAACACGCCTCAGAGGCCGTCTTGGAGTATTTTCACACTTTGTCAATGGTGATGGCAGTCGTGCACTCAGTGAAGATGAGCAGCAAAGAACTTCATCTATTCTCACCAATGGTGTGTTCTTTAGCCAATCTGATAAAGCTCAGCATGCTGCTAAGTATAAAGAGATAATGAGTGGCCCCAATGCTAAAGAGTTGGGCCCAGCACAAATGCTCAAATATACCACCGACTGGCTAAGAGAAAACATTACCAGAATGTCTCCATCCGCTGGTGCTGATAAGCCACCTATCACTCGTGGAACAATTCCATTACAAGAGAACCTGAGACAGGTACATGCAGCTGAGCTGGCCCAGGCTAGCAACATGGAAAGATTTGCAGGTATCCATGAAGACGTTATGCCTAATGTTGTACACATTAATCGTAAGATCGATCAACTAAAATCGCAAGGTGTATTGCGATCTGATGATCATGAGCTAACGAATCATCTTAGAAACATATATGGAGCAACATCAGATATTGTTAATGATCTGTACAGTAGCGCTGGCGGTGGTTTGCTGGATGAAAAAAGTGATAGGCTCAACCATTCAGTGGCGCAGCTTGCTGGTCATATCGCACAAAACTATGGAAAAAGCAGTTTGAATGCAGTAATGCCAGATGTTTTAAACATGACCTTCCCATACCTCCCACAATCAAGCAGACTTACGAGATAGAAAAATACAATGCTGAGAACAACATTTAATGCCAAGTATGCTTCAGATTTTGATAAAAGACTTACCTCTGAAGACGATGATATAGAATCAGGTCCAATAGGCGGTAATAGAATTCCCAACTGGCAACACCTGCCAGAAGGTATCGATAGTCAGCACATTGAAAATATTATTCTTACCAACAGCCAAAAAGACCTAGAGGACAACCGTTTTCGAATCAATTCACGTGGTGAAGAAGACAGGACTCAACCAGTTGGTAACTACTATGTGCTGCGTAGCTACTCTCAAGAAGAAAAAAATAGAATAGACAGTCTTAAAAAAGACAGAGAAAAAAGAGAGCAGCAAGCAAAGCTTCGTGGTGAGACTCTTGAGCCAGAGAGTTTTGGTACACCCTGGCAGCCTGCTTACCGTGGGGAGATCATACCAACACCTTCTAAAGAAGATCGTGCTAGCAGACTATCTCCAGAAAACCTAAGAAGGAACACGCCAAAAACAGATACTGCATTGATCCAAGCCTATACAACTGCCGCTAACCTTATTGCATCAATGGGCGGTAACTCTCATGAAGAATGTCATGGCAAGGGCATGGTAGATGGAAAGCAATGTGATGGCTGTAATGGTTATGGCAATATTGTTCTAGACCCAACCATGCCCGGTGAGTACGCGGATATTGCTTACTCATCTGGTGTATGGAACCGTTCAGCACACAATCACAATCAGTTTTGCTCTGGATCTCGTTGCATTAATGGGTGTTTATTAAAGGAGATTTTTGACCCCATAAGACAAGCACACAAAGATCTTGGGTTCTCATCAGCACCTGACCACATGATCAAGGTCCAAGCTGGCTTTGATCCTGCTATAAAAGAAGACGTTGCAAGGAAAAGTGCATACAGAGCGGTTAAAGACAAGTGGAAGGACACAACTGCTGGTCTTCGTGCTATTGCTGGCAAGAACAATGTCCAAGGTGCTGCAACAGGTATAATTGGTGAAGGAGACATTGTTAGCTGGTATGGTTCCGATGACAGGAATCCATCCGTCAACAATTTGCCAGGATCTTATCTGTTTGATCCTAATGCTACTGTGCTCATTGAGGGAACCAATGACGATGGAACCTATAGAGGTTTTGTAGACAGAAAAAATAAAGACAGGATGCAGGGAGAGATAGAAGATAGAAAAGAACGTGCCCGTCAAACAAACACGAATGGCGTGTCTGCTCTAACTCTTGATCTCGAACGTGGCAATGAACGTGATGGCTTTAGCACTGTAGAATATGGTACCAATTATAGTATTTTTCCTAAAAAAAATTGCGAAACCTGCAAGGGTAAATATGAATATATCCAAAAAGATGGTAGCCCATGTGATTGCCGTAAGGAAGATGTAAGTTGGAAAAATGATGACCGAGACAGCACAGCAGATGTTGTAAACAGAGCGAGAGCAATTGGTGGTGGTCATAGATCAATAGCTGATCGTTCACCAACAGATGTAGTATATCTCTCGAGCATTGACCCAACGCATGTGGTAAAAACCAATCCAACTGTTCGACCACATCTTGCATACATGGGTCAGATATATCAAACAGTAAAATTCCGTGATATCGTTGATCACTTAAAATCAACGCTAAAAAAACGAACTGGTGATGATTACGCAGAAAGCACTCTGAATAGCAGTGAGAGAGCAGTAGTACAATATCGTGATAGCAACACCTGGGATGATGAGGGCCTGGAAAAAGTTTATAATGTTCTTCCAACTGGTCATAAAGCCATCATGCATAAGCTTTTGTTACGCCTTAACAAAAGAAATGGAGTGCCAAGCAGCTCGGTAAACTCAAGCGTACCAGATTTTAATCACCCATTGAATCTGCTTCCTCGCAGTGCTGCTGCAGATATTGATCCATACTATCTTACCAGAGATGTTGATGGCGGTGGCAAGAAGACCGAACTGGCTGAACCACCCAGCGTCAGCACACAACAAAAGATGATCAATGAAGGTTACCACCCACTGGTTATGCCTGCTCCACCTAGCGCTGAAGCGGTATTTAAATCTCTACCAGATGAAGATGCCCAGTCTCTTATAGAAGGACACATTGGTGGAAAAATTCCAAACGACAAGATAGGTGATGCGATCAACGCATTTAGAGCTACTGGTGATCTTCACCAAGCTCATTTGAGTATTAATCCTGATGCTGGTAATAGTATAGATCGCCCAGACATTGGTGACGATGACATACCGATCTGGGAAAGAGAATAACATGGAACAACAACACTATCCCGAACCAAAGGAAGTAGAACCCAACAAACACGTTTGCATCATATGCGAAAACGTTACCAGCACTGGTGATCGTGGTCCTTTACTAACTGTAGGTAGGCGCCCAGACAATGGTCAGCCTATTGATGTGCATGAACGTTGCCTGCAGTTTGTCACAACGGTAAAAGGCCCTAACTTTGATAACCTGTACAGGCCAGCTGCTGCTAGGTCTGCCAGCCAGGAAAACATCTGGGCTTTCGCCAGCAAGTTCAAGTACTACACAGCTGCATCTGGCACAGATCAGATGGCACCCACTGTGCAAGAGACATTCCCCAGCACAGATATGCCAAAAGAAGAACCAGCAGTCACAACAGATGTAATGCAGAAGAGCAAGGACGGAGCACCGCTCCCACCTCAGCCTTTCTCAAAAGCCTGACAATGTAATAATAGACTGTATATACAGTAGTGTATGTACTTGATAACAGGAGTAACTATGGAACCCCGTTTAAACATTAAAATCTCTCAGATCTTCGAGGCCGCAGAAGGCAACGAGATGCCTGCAGACCCTAACTTTATTCAGCCAGGTGAGCAGTGGGTTGGTGACTACATCAACGAGGGCAATGACTTTGATCGCAACATGAAAGCTTACATGGAGCAGCGTGAAGGCATCGGAGCTCACCTTGACGATAACGTTCAGAACATTGGGTTCAGTGGAACACCAAACCCTGCTCAAGACTATGCTCTGATGGTCATGGAGCCAGAGGTAGCTGGTTCACCAGACCTTGGTGAAGCCAACGTTAATCCACAGTTGCAAAGAGCTGCGAACAAGATTAAAAAGCAGGCCGGTGGTTTCAATACCGCTCAGGCACGTACTGATTTCACTATGGGCGTTGTAGCCAATATCAACTCAGGCACCCTGGTACAGTCTCGAGTGGTTGTTGAGACGCCAAATACCAAGATCGCTGGAACTGTTCTAGCAGTTGGTGACAGTGAGTTCGCAGTTATCTGGGACGACAGAACTGCCAGCGTTGAGCGCAAGGCCGACTACGAACTGGTATTTGCCGAGTAAATATATGTTTAAAACACGCAGAACCAAGATCGTTTCAGCCCCCGCTGAAGAGGTCCTTGAGGTTGTTGCTCAAGAAATTATAGAAGAGCCAGAACCACAGACTGTATATAATATTGAACAGCTATCTATAATAAATCAAGATGATAGCGTTGCCTATGGTGTTCTCACAGACACTGCTGGTAATGAGTATGAATACGTTTGGGATAAAAAGCTGAAGCGTATCAACAGTCTGTCGGCAGATAAAATTGATAGTTTGATATGGGAGCTGTGCAGTCTGGTTCTCAATAAGTACTGGATCAGACCAGAACCAAAACAAACAGAAATACCTGTTGAATTAAAAATAGCAGAAGCATTGAAAGTAGCACTAGCACCCGTTGTTAGTTCTATAAAATCATTAGAAAATAAAGTGAACAGCAAGCCAGCGCCTGCACCACAGCAGCAGACTCCAAGGCTACAGGTGGTTCAATCAGCACCTGTTGGTGATTCACCAGCCATAAGCGTGGCAGATGATGATATCAGCGCTAATGCACTGAGATTCTTACAGCAGTCAAGCACACCGGATCTTGGCATAGATTATATGAGCCTATAGGAGATAACATGAATTTTGCAGAGGGCAAAGGGCCAAAACAGGTTAAAAAGCCATATGTGCTTGGCAACTTTCAAACTATCTATGCTTACGATGGAGTCGGTGGTGGAGCAGCCACATTCTCTGGTAACTACTACACAGCAGTCCAGGGTTCTAACACAGTATCTGGACAGACCTGGGCTGGTGGAATAGTCGGAAGCGTTGTTCCTGGACTAAACATCAATGTCAATGGAAATGGTACTGTTGACATCAGCTTTGTATGTAGCCCAGGTGCTAACGAGAGCGTTCAGGATACTCAGAATGCTGGGTACACATTAAACACTGACCCCAACTTCCAGGGGGGTCCAGTTACAGTCTGGCTACAAGGTACTGCCAACCGAATGTGGGATAGCGATGATGCCAGTTCATCACATTGGGTTAATATCACCGGCGCTAGTGGAACAATCAGTGGTGCTATGTCCAGTGTTTCAGTCAGTCCAACAGGTACTCCATGGCCTATTTATAATGCCTATCGGCTCGTAGCCAGTGGGGCTACATCCAGTGGAATAGTAAACTGGGCAATCGCTGGCATGTTCACCGACTTCAGCGCTCAGCGCGTTGGGTCTAACGCTGCTGATGCTAATGGAAACATTGGCCAGATGAGCATCCAGGCTCCTACAAACTACACCATCTCTGGTGGTAACTACACAGATAATGACGCTACCCCTAGCAACGTTTGGGAATACGCTGGGCCTAATGCTCCTTACACTGCTGTAAAGAATGACGTTGACTTCTACGGTTAAAGGATAATACTATGGAAAGATCACAAAATATTAGAACAGCCAGCACCCGTCGCATCGGTGCTAACTTTGATTTCAATGGTAATCCTATTGACCAGAACGATGGTGGCGGAGTTATCCGCTTCAGCAACAGCCTAGAGTTCTATGCATGCGGTCACCAAAAAGTTGGCGGTGGAGTTGACTCCTGCAGCTGTACAACCTTTTAAGGAATAATTAATGCCATCCAAGGACTGGAGCGCCTCAGCGGAGCTTAACAACATGCGTAAAGCCGGTATCACTGGCTCTAGCAACCCTGTGCGCAACCGCCTTGAGACGCAAGAGCTGCTACGCAACGTTCGTACCGGAGGGTCTTTCGCTAGTGATGTTTCCAGAATGCCTACGGAAGGCCGTGAGCGACTCAATACGATGGGTGGCAGGGTTAACATGGAGGGCGGTGTATCCCGTACTCTTGGCCGTACTGCTGCTGCCACTGGGAGTGATGCTCAGTGGGCCTGGCCCAAGCTTCACGACCCATTCGAATACTGGCGTGAGCGTACCTGGTGGTTCAATATGGAGGACCCCGACGAACAGACACGTAAAATCCGTGACTGGACTCGCCTGCTTTACACCACACACTACCTGGTACCAGGTCTTATTGATATCTACACACGCTTCCCACTCCTGGACATTGAGCTCGTCCATCACGACAAGCGCATCAGTGACTTCTACAACGAGATGTTCTTTGATGGTCTAAACTATCAGGAGTTCCTGTTTGACCTGGGCCGTGAACACTGGACCGTTGGTGAAGTGTTTGCCATGGGCAGCTGGCACGATGGTATTGGTGCCTGGGAAGATGATGAAATCATCAATCCAAATGACGTTATCGTTGCAAAGAACCGAGCACTTCGTACCTATCAGTACCACGTAAAGGTACCTCAGGAGATCAAGAAGCTTATTGAGACTCGTGATCCTTCACAGGAATATCAGATGCTCATGCAGATGTATCCAGACGTTGTAGCCTGGGCACGTCAGGACAAAGAGATTCCTGTCAGTGACGTGATCATGAAGCAGATCAAGTTCAAGACTAACCCCTGGAGCGAGCATGGTACTCCTATTCTGCTTCGTGCTTTTCGTATGCTTATGCTGGAAGAGAGCCTCAACGCCGCTCAGGATGCTATTGCTGACCGACTGTATTCTCCTCTTATTCTTGCAACTCTTGGTCTTCCTGATGTGGACCAGGATGGGCCTTGGATCCCTGATGCTACTGAGCTTCAGTCACTGAGAGATGACCTGAGCATGGCCATCAACTCTGACTTCCGATTGATGACCTATCACCATGGACTACAAATCCAGAACGCCTTTGGTCGTGAGAGCATGCCACGACTGGATGCTGACTTCATGCGTGTTGAGAGCAAGATCATGCAGGTGTTCGGCATTGGCTCTGACCTGCTGCAGGGTGGCCAGGGTGGTACATACGCTAGTGGTGCACTTAACCGCGAACTGATCACACAGATGCTTAGCACCTATCAGCACAAGATTGAGGGCTTTATTCGCAGCCGTATGGAGCCTGTCGCAGAGCGTCAGGGCCACTATGAGATGCGTACAGTGAATGGTAGGACACTGCCAATCATGGAAACTGTTCTCATGGTGGATGAAGAGACCGGTGCTGAGTACATCGAAGAGCGACCCAAGCTGGCCATCCCAGAAGTGCGTTTCCGCAGCATGAACCTGCGTGATGAAACCATTGAGCGAGGCTTCCTGCAGAACCTGATGGCTGCAGGCTTTCCCATCAGTCTGGGCACTCTTGCGGTCAACATCCCGATTGACTTTGATGACGAGCTAGAGACTCGTCGTGAAGAGAAGGTAAAGAGCGTTGTAGCTGAACAGCAGTTCAAGCGAGAGCTCTTCCAGCAGCTGTTGGTGCAGCAACTACCAATCCCACCAGAATACATTCAGGAATACCAGGCCTATCTTGCAATGATGGAGAACCCAGCAATAGCTGCACAGCTAGCACCAGGTGCAATTGCTGGACTTGTTACACCACCAGCTGCTCCCAACATGACCGGCGTGCCAGCACAAAATAGTGATGCTGCACTGGGTGCTCAGCTGTACCCAATGATCAACCAGGAAGCACAGCAGCAGACCCAGACACAGCGTGGCACAGAACGCAAGCGCCCATCTGAATCGTACGATCAAAAGAAGACACAGCCCAAGCCCAGCAAGAAGGGCCCAAAGAATGGGCCACAGAAAAAGACAGCTGGTGTTGATGACGAAGAGCTAACAACCAGTTTTGGTGATGGCAGCGTTATCAATGAGCGTGTTGAGTACGGTGGCAGAATGAAATTTGCCACACCTCTGGAAAGCCGTAAGCGCAGGAAGATGAAGCTGGCCAGTGGCATTAAGGTAACTCTTGATGACAGCTATGAAAAGTTTGATGAAGATCAATTTAAATCACACCTTGCGGCGCTTATAGAAGCTAGTGAAAACCCAATGATCCCTGAGCCAACAAATCTGGATGAGCACAGCAGTGGAGATGGTGGAATGGATCAACCCGCACGCCGACAGATCGATCCTACTAAAGAGGAAAACATATGAGCAGATTATTTGATGATCGTTCACCCAGAATCCTGCCCAAGACATCTTTTAACAAGAGCAGTTTCCTGGATGTTGTTAGCCCACTGGTCAAGATAGATATTATCAAAGAGGGTGAAGGGCTTACAGCACGTAATGCTAACAAGCTGAACCTTGAGAACAGTATCTACGAGAAGCTCGAGGATGACGATTGATATGGTTGCCAGCTTCTTTGACACTAGTAATGCCTGGTTTGGCTATATAGCAAACTTCTTTTTTGCAGCTGCCGGGTTCGGCGCAATAGCACGCTTTATCTACAAACTTGTTATCAAGCACAGCGATAATAAAATTGATGTAATCAAAGAAGACATCGATGACAAGTTTGAGCAGTTGCTATCACAGTGGAGACCCAATGGTGGTAGTAGCGGTAAAGACCAGCTGAACCGAATGGAAAATGGACTGACAGAACTAAAGCAGGGACAGGATGTCCTGCACATGCGTATTGATGCTATCAAAGAAGATTTTGCTGAGCACAAAGGTTATCACAGAGGTCTAATAGACGGAGAAGTTTGATGCGTGCCATCAAAAAGGTAAGCCACTGGGACTTTCACCCAAAGGTCCGTAGTGGAGACCAGAGGACATTCGGAGAAAAAAGTGCTGATGTTATGCGGCGTAGTATGGGCAGTTGGCCTTTTGTCTTTAGTTTTTGCTGCTTTATGGCAGCTTGGATGTGGTACAACGTATCCTCAAGCAAGCCTTTTGATCCTTATCCTTATATCCTGCTTAATCTGTGTCTTTCTACTCTGGCTGGCCTGCAGGGAGCTATTCTTCTTATAGCTGCCAAGCGTGCTGATCGTATAGCTGCTGAACTTGCAGAGTACCACCTGGAAGTCAGTGAAGAGCACAGAATCATGCTGAATGAACTAAATGAACTGCTCGAGCGAAAACTAATTAACACAAAATAAATATTAAGATGATGTAAAAAGCAGTACTGGATAAACTAGGCGTTGAATATGATAAAGTATAGCGCACCAACAGTTGGACTCATGGGACGTAACAGTCTTATGTCTTTGTCTACCCGTACGCAACCTATCGAGATCTCCCCAGTAAAGCTGGAAGACTTCCCCAACTTCAATCCAGAGAAGGGGTATGTTTATGCGGCTAGCCGTGCTATCAGCAGCCGTGTTAATGCCAACTACGATGGCTGGCCTGTAGACCAGATCAAGAAGAGCTACAAGACATTTGTTGGTCGTCCTATTTATGTAGAGCACAACAACAGTGACCCCGAGCGTGCTCGTGGTGTGATCCTGGATGCTGTCTACAAAGAATCAAAACTGGCTAGCGGTGTTATCGATGCCAGTGTTTACTGCCTGATGGAAGTCGATGCAGAAACCTTCCCCAAACTTGCTGGGGCAATAATGGATGGCAAGCTCAAGGCTGTCAGCATGGGTGCTGACGTTGATGGAACCCAGTGCAGTGCTTGTGGTAAGTACGCCAGCAAGCCTAGCGAGTACTGTGTGCACATTCCTCGCATGAAGGGGCGCACGGTTACTGTTTACAAAGAGGGTAAGCGCACTGAGAGCTTGGTGTTTGAAAGCTGCATCCGTCCTAACTTTTTTGAATTGAGTTTTGTATTCGATCCAGCTGACGAGAGCGCCTGGCTTACTGACAAGAGGCGCTACTAATGCCCATCTTAAAAGTCAGCGAAACTCTAGAGCACAAGCAGGGCTATAGCGGGATGCGTATACCTGTTGTCAGTCAGCCAATTGACAACTGCCCACAGTGTGGTGTTGGTGGTTACCGTGATGGTATCTGCCAGAATGCTACATGTGGCTTTCTTGATCCCAAGCTTGAAGCAGCCTATCAAGAATACAGCATGGCCACAATGGTTCAACAGCAGGCCATGGCTGATAAAGCTGCTCCTACGAAGAAAAGTGCATCTGCTGAAGGTCAGACACCTGTTGCCATAATTGATCAGTTCTCACAAAACTCAGAAAAAGTTAAAAAAGATAAATGTAATGTATGCCGTAACATGAGTATAGTAAATGGTAGCTGTGAAACACAGGGCTGTTATGGCTCTTTGCCACCAGAAGGGCTGAGAACACCTAGCTCAAAATTTACCGGCATCAACGAAAAAACTGTTAAGAACAAGGGCCCACGTTTTCTACCAACCTTTGAAGTATTTAATAGCAGAAAAAAGCAGAAGCCAGAAGATAGCAAGAAGCCTACGAAAAAAATAAAAGCAGTGGCCAGCAGGATTGAAGCTGCAGACAAGCAGCAACAGATGCCGGTAAGCCCTGGAATGTTTTTAGATAGCAGCATGATTCTACCAAAGCAGCCAGTGGTACGTATGCAAGAAGCACTACAGCTTGATGCAACCATGAAATCAGAAAAACCATTTAATGCTGCTATGGATCAAAACAACACCGACAAGAATACTAGCGAGGAGCTACAATGAGTCGTTTCGATAATGAGCTAATCAAGCAGGCAGAGAATGCTTGGAGCAGCAGTGGTCTCCCAGGGCCATCTACACCTCGCCAGATCCCACACCTTCAGGGTGTTCAGCCTTACGCTGATGCGCTTGTTCCAGCTGAAGTACCAGTTGTAGAGCAGATGGCAAACACCTCTGCTAACCGTCCAGTAACCAGAATGATTCAGGTTACCGACCTTGACGCCGCTGACCCAGCTGGCGGTCAACCAGGAGAGATTGTTGGTATGCCAGGTATGAGTCAGGTTTACGCACTCGGTGGCCCAGACCCCGCAAGCATGCCAGGAACACTGGCTCCTAGCACCGGCTTTGGTGGCAACATTGGTGAACTTCCTCAAGGCAGCCTGGGCGCTGGCCAGAAGGCTGCAAGTGTTGACCCTATCGATGAGAGCCTGTACCAGGTTTACAAGGCCAGTCGTGATATCCGTAACGCTATTGATGAGCAGGTTGATTTTGACTTTTCTCGTCTGATCACTGCCAGTAACGAGGCAGCCACCGTTAGCAAGTTTGCTAACACCGACACTGATGTTAATGATGTTGTCGGTACCGTTGCAGCCATCGTTCTTGACATTGAGAACGACCTGATCAACACCAGTGACTACAAGCAGGCCAGCAGCAACCTCAAGGAACTTGAGAACCTGCTGGATGAGATCAACAAGTTCGCCGCCAAGAAGAACTGCAAGAGCTGCAAGGGCAAGGGTTGCAAGGACTGCGAGAAGGAAGAAAAGGGCGACGACGAAGACGACGAAGAGGATGATGGCAAGCCATCCTGGCTCAAGGGCAAGGGCAAGGGCAAGGACAAGAAGAAGGGCAAGGGCAAGAAGGAAGCCACCAACGGTCGCCAGGAGACTGGTGTAACTGTTGATGTTCGTGACCTTGATGACCAGGCTGGTGTCTGGGACCGCGCTCGAGTCATGATGCCTGACTACACCACCAATCCACTCGAGGCCGAGCAGATCAACGCTGAAGATGCTGGCTATGTCAACTACTACAACGATGGTGCTGAGACCGGAATTGTCCCTGGTCAAGAACCACACAAGCAGGAGGTTTTCCCCATGGATGCCAGTAACCCGGCATTTGTTCCTTACCAGAATGCGCTGGGTGCAGTACAGGCCAGCCGTGAAAAGATCTTCGAGAGCCTGGCTATCGTAGAGCGCCTTGAGAAGCTGGGTATGGTCAACGAGGATGACCGTGCCAAGCACCTCGCCAAGTTTGAGCAAATGGACAGTGCTAAGCTAGCAGGTTTTGTAGCCAGCCTTGACATGCTCGAAGAATCTGGGGCACGTCAACCCCGGAGCCAAAAAGTGGCAAGTGGTAACAGCCGCCTGCCAGAGATGGGTCGGTTGACAACGGCCTCAACAACTAGCCGTGAGCAGCTCTCTGCTGACGACTGGCTGATGACACTTTAACAGAATCCCCTACAAGGAGAAAAAAAGATGCTGCAACTCAATAGCGTAGCTAATGTTGGGGTCCACCGTACGTGCACCCCACTGTACGAAAAGTATGAGGCTACTCCATACAACACGTTCCTGGACCCCAGTGACACGACCAACATCTACTCGGGCATGGTTATGTACCGCAGTGGACCTGACACGGTTGCCAATGCTGGTAGTGCTACCAGTACGGCCAATGCCAAGCCTTTCGGTTTGAGTGCTCTTGACCGTAACCCTAACATTGATGACGTAACCCAGGTTGGTATCAATGCCTGGGCCGTATGGCTGGGTGGCGTTAACGCCTTCTTCACCATCACGGCTCCTGCCTTTGACACCACTCAGTCTTACACGGTCCCAACGAACGGAACCCGTACAATTCTGTACACAGCTAGTGGCACTGGCCAGCTTACCACAACCAGTGGTGCTGCAGGCACACTAGCATCCGTTCCAGTCGCTGAGCTGATCGATGTTGTCAGCCCAACACAAATTGTTGTCCGTCTAGCCGCTGGCTTGGCCAACTAGTTAAGGAAAGGTAAATTAATCATGAGTATTTCCCCTAATGGCGCTGTAGCGGACCACCTGGCACCGCGCACAGCCAAGAAGTCGGACGACTATGTTTCTGGAATCGTAGAGGCTCAAGAGCGTCTTGCTTCCGCCACTGGTCGTAAGACTGCTACGCGTGAGGAAAAGCAGCGTCGTCTAGCTGGTATCCTTGCTGACAAGGACAACTACATGGTCCGTCTGGGCCAGGGTATGATTGGTCCTATCCAGCTCAAGCTTCGTTATCAGGGTATGACCCGTAACGTTCTTCTGGAAGACCCACTGACCCCTGGTGTACCTGTCATGTACGACGTTCTTGACGAGTACGGTCAGGCCTACATCCTGTCGGGTAACGAGGGTGAGGTTCGTGTAACCCCATTCGAAGGTAAGAAGGTTCCGGTCCGCCTATTCCGTATTGCCACCTTCCCACAGATCAAGAAGGAAGACCTCTGGTACCTCAGAGTCAACATTGTAGAATACGCTCAAGACATGAGCAAGCAGGCCATCATGATGCAGGAAGACGCCCGTCTTATCACTGTTCTTGAAGCCGCTATCAACAACTACGCCGTTGACCCCAACCACACGGTCAGCCCCAACCACGTTGTTAACGAGCTTTCGGGTTACGTAACCCCTGACTCGATGTACGACCTGGTCGCCCTC